CATTTGGTTCGTGCTGGAAATGCTGGGTATAAAGCGATGAAATCTATGAGATTTGGAGGTTTGATTGCTGAACCTTCCAGAATGATAGGGAGAATGTCTCAAGAAGGGATTGAGGCTTCTATATATGCAGGATTAGCAACAAGCGTTATTTACCATAAAAAAAATGTGTTTGAGGAAGAATATGGTTTTAGTGACATTGGTATGGATATGGCTTTTGCATTTGGGGCTGGGTTTGCTATTGGTAATTTTGCTAGAGCTGGTCGAACCTTTAAAGAGTGGTCAGCAGGGAGACAGCAAGGAAGGATTATTGAAGAAGCAAATAGATTAGCAGGAAATCATCCTCAAGGTGGACCAGATCCAGACGGACCATTACCAAGTCCTGAAGATATGCCAATGCAGGAACCTTCTCAAAGAACTACAGCAGAAGAGATGCAAAGAATTAATGAACAAACAAGAAGTTATGATCAACAAGCAAATAACGAATTAAATGTTAAGAATGTCATAGATTCTGTAAAACAAGATCCTACTGTTAATCTAGTTGTAGATAATGTGGTAGACACTTTGGACAAGCTTGGGGATAGGTTTTACGATTTTGTAGATTTAGTGACAAATTGTATAAATGGCAAAGGTGTTGGAGGTAAGAAATGACAACTTGTGCTAGAGATATTAGAGATCAGTTTCCAGAGTTGTCTGAAGAAGAAA